TTGATTCGTTCATTTTCTTCTTAGGTCTGTCAGTTGAAACATAAGTTGGTTTAGCTGCTCCAGATTTTTGTTGTTGTCCAGGATCAGCTTTCTTTTTTCTTCTTTGAGCAGAAAGTCTTTCTGCTTTAGTCATTGAAGCCCTTTTTGCCGATGATACACATTTGGGAGTTCCTTCACCAGGTTCATCACTTGCACAGGTTCCACCTGTCACAACATTGACCCAACCTTTCTTACCATCCTTTGATTTGGACTTACCAAACCAATCTCTAAGTCCCTCTTCGTTAATCATCGCAAATAAAGAGTTTTTATTATTTATCAAATCAAGTGTTGATGGATGTTCTAATAGCCTTGAACGTTGTAGAGTCTGTCGATGCTGGTGTGACCAAAAGTCTTACATTTCCACTGGAGATATCACTATCAAAAGATGCTAGAGAATCTCCAGTCTTTATAATCGCATATTCAGTATTAAAAGTTGAGGATCCATTATGGACAATAATAAACTCTGCAGTATGATAGCTGCTTCCACTAGTTACTTGAAGTTGATATTTTACTGAACGAAATCTACTAGCACCAAACTCATCCATGGTAACTTGAGAAGTTGATGAAGTAGTTAAAGTGATATCGAATCCTTTGTGTGATACCAAATCAGCAGTATTCCTTGTTCTGCTCATGAGATTTTTTAACTATTTATTTACAACTATCTCCTGCAAAGTGTGACCTAACTCCATCGGCAAGAACATAATGAAAAAATACTTGATGATAATATAATCCTTCTTTCTCAACTTTTCTTCCGTACCATGTTCTTCGGTATTCTTTAGGCAAAGGATCTCTCCAGTGGGGTCTTTCACAACCTTTATATAACATTCCATCACCTGGATTTAATTTGACCGAATGATTTTCTCCATAAGGAGTTTTAATCCATAAAGGCCATCTCTCTTTTACATTATCACTAATATGCACCGACACTGATATCTCACATGCAGGACGATCAGCATGAATTGCTAATGCTTGTCCTGGATAATAAAATCGATCGTAATAATAAGTATTGTATAATTTTTTACCAATAATGTTCTCAAGTTTTAATCTAATTTGAGAATGAATTGATCTATATTGTGGATGCCAATATGATGAATGAGATCCCTCGACCTGCATTTCTTTTGGAATTTGTGTAAATTGGTATTCTTTCTTACCCCAATAATTTTTTTGTCCCTCTTCGTTAGTATTTTCTCGGTAAAGTTCATCAGGATTCCATAAATCCTTAACAAATAGATATCCATTTTTTTCAAAACTTTCATTATTTGTTTTTGATGTTCCGGTATTGAGTTTTTCCTGAAACTCAACCTGTTCAAGTGTCATATGTTCAGCCATGATTACCTCACTTCCAACGTGGACCAACTACCCAACCCACAAGAGATTTACGAGTTCCTTTTGTAACTTTCAGAACTCGATGTTGTGTACGGGAATCAAAAACAATGACTGTTCCTCTTTTTCTTGGTATAAAATATGGTTTTCCTCCTTCATCCAAGAGTTGAACATTGCCACCTTCATAATCATCAGAGTCCGAAAGTTGAACAATAAACGATAACTTACGAACTAATTCAAGTTGTTCATTCATATAATCCTGTGCT